CGTCCGAAAGGGCAAATTGAGTAATTTTGAAAGAGCCATCTCCTCTTGCTAAGAGCTCTCTTCCTTTCTTTGTTAGGATCGCATCTACTGTTACGACCGAGTTATTTAAATATCCCATAATTTAATTCTTTTATATAAATATATTAACTTATTGTTTTTATACAACAGTACATTGTGTGATGGTAGACTGTACTATACCATTTTCATTTGTTTCAATAATAGTTCTGTTACTTTTAATCCAAATTTTACTATCTTTTAATACTAAAATTTTATTTTGATCTAATTCAAATATTTTAGAGTCCTGTATAGGTACTTCGCTATCCTCGGCAGAACCAGTAGGAATAGAGAACAAATAGTCTTCTATTTTTCTATCTGATAGTGATTGAGAACATATGAAGTTGTTTGATGCTGTTGTAAGGTAAACAGCTCCTTCAAAAGTTTTACCAGATACTAGAGGTTCAACTCCAAAATCATCTATATTAGTTTTTGCACCAGCGTACTTACTGTTGACTAATCCTACTGATGTATAGCTAGAGTCTGTTATTTCTGCAAGTTGTGCTGATTCTGAAATTATATTATCGTAGTTACCTGGTATAACTTGTTCAGTTGATCTATCTACTTCAAATATATACCCACTAGTTCTAATATCAGTTGCATTAGATATTAACGTATCGTATTCACTATTTGTAAATCCTAAAGCATCGGGTCCGGGTAATATAGTTGTATTTGTACATTTAAATTCAACAGTACTCCCAGACGGTATAATAAAATCTTCTATTTCATAATGAAAGTACCCTAACTTTTGAACTGTGTTTTCTATATTACAGACTCTATCACCATTATTAATTCTTAAGGTAATAGATGTAGCTGCAGATAGTTCATCAAAAAGGTTAGTATTGTTACAGTCATTTATATTAACATTAATCTGTTTCACAGTATATAGGCTACCCGAATCCCGGTAGTAAACTAATATACCTGATTGTCCTGGGTTAATATTTTCGAAATCTGATAGTCTCATATTTTTCTACTATTCACAATTTATATTACCACAGCTTGATGCTCCACCTACTTTTATACCGTTTATAAATGTATAGTAGTAGTCCGTATCGTTAGGATCAACAATGTAGTGGGTACCGCTTACTAAACTTAAGCAGCCAACTCCAGTGTAAAATCTGGTTGCTGTTGCCACCGTTGTAGCATTAAAGTGACCTGTTTTCTCTGTATCATTTGGTGCACCACAACAACCGTAAGTTGCTGAAGTATTAGTATATATTGTAAAGCTGTGACATGGTGGAGATGTTGGTGCAGGAGTAGGTGCAGGAGTAGGTGCAGGAGTCGGTGGTGGTGCTGTACTAGTATCATTTATTTTAACTTCTGAGTCTGTAGCAACTATAGTGCCAGATGTAGAGCTTGTTCTAACTTGTAATATTATACCCTCTGTTCCTTCTGTTGCAGAGTCAGCTACAGTCGTTCTAACAACAGTTCCACTGTTAGAGTTTATAGTAAAGCTTCCTTCATCAACCCCGTCTGTAAAGTCTGCTGCTACTGCTGATCCAGCATTAGTCCAGTATAAAGTAGTACCGTCGGCTAAGGTAGTAGTAGTAATAGTAAACGTTACTGAATCTCCTTCATTAATTCCTGGTCCTGGTGCATTATTTGATATAGCGTAACTCGCTGGAGTTGTACTTGTATCAACTAGATTAACTGTTGATGATATTGCTTGAGTAGTACCAGATGTACTATTAGTTCTTAAGTATAAAATTATACTTTCATTTCCTTCTGTTGTAGTATCTGCAAGTGTTGTTATAGAGATAGTACCGCTATTACTATTAATAGTTACAGTACCTGAATTAGCTCCACCGCTAAAGTCAGCACCAGTCGATGTACCTTCGTTAGACCAGTATAATGTTGTTCCGTTAGCTACGTTTGTAGTAGTAACAGTCCAAGTTGCTGTTGAACCTTCATTAACATTACTCTGGTTAGGTCCTATAGAGTATGTAGGTCCAGCTGGTGGTGGAGTTGGTGCAGGAGTAGGTGGTGTTGGAGTAGGTGGTGTTGGAGTAGGTGGAGTAGGTGCAGGAGTTGGTGCAGGAGTAGGTCCAGGAGTCGGAGCTGGTGTTGGTGCCGGTGTTGGTGCAGGAGTTGGCGGAGGAGTTGGAGCTGGTGTTGGTGCAGGAGTTGGTACTGAGATTGGTTCAAAATGTACATCAAAAGATGATCCTGAACATGGTCCGTTTTCTACTACAAATAAAGAAGATGTAACAGTAACGTCACTTAATGTAACTCTAGATCCAGATACTGGGTCTGCTAAAGAGGCACTAGTAATACTACCTGACGGTGTTGCAGTACCGGCTAAAGGATATACAGCAAAAGTAGAACCAGAGTTAAGATCTAATCCTATGGATCCTGCAAAATTAAATTGTATCGTCTGTGACATTTATTATAAATATATATTCTTTAAATTATGTTAAGTTAGAACCGCTTATACTAAACGAACATAAAAATGATTCCTGTATTAATGTGTATTTGTATTGAGTATTAGCTGCATCATCATACTTAAAGTTATTAGTACTATTAAGCTCACCAGTTGATGCTACAACATTACTACCTGAGAATTCACCATCGTATTTAGATTCTTCTTGATTATGAGATAATTTTGTGGCTACTCCATCAGGTGTTATTATGGATTGGCTGTAAGCTGTAGAGTATTGATCAGTTGATCCAAATGCTCCTGCATGACTACCACTTCTACTACCGCTATCGATTGATCCTGTTATGGTTATATCTCCGACAAATTGCTGTTTAACAGCACTAAATCCTCCTTCATCTGATATATTAAGAGAGCCTGATAGGTTTGTATATTCTTCGCTTTTGAGTTCTACCTGCTTTATTTTGTTTCTTTCAAGTATATGAGGCTTAATAATGATACCTGTGTTTACATTCGAACGTGCAGGAATAAAATCTTTTACAGTCTTAAATACAACATTATCGTAGAATTTCATTATTCTAGTAAAATCTTGTAGGTCGTTAGATCCTGTGAGTATAATATTTAATACCTGGTCAGAGCTAGACACTAAAGCAGAATAGCTACTTGAATGAGCGTAATCTGGATCTCCGATATATTGATCTATATTATAAGCCATTTAAATATTCTATTATTTTTTCATTAATAAGATTTGTAGGAGAGTATCCAATCTCAATACTATTAAGATCGTTTGTAAATTTTTGGTCTCTTTTATTAATAGAGGTATATGTAGAGAGTGTATTTGTTGCTGCTAAACTACCTGTGTCATCAATTCTAATTTTAGCTAAAGAAGACGTGGTAAAGTTTAATCCTCCTACATTAACATTTTCTAAAGTATTATGTCCTCCACCGACCCTTACTGTAAGTGCAGAGCCTGACTGAACAGTATTAAGTGTAGGTATTCCGAAAGTATTAATTAGAGCTCTCAAACCTTTTTCTGTTCCTTTCGATTTTAACAAAAACGGCAGGTTATGGTAAATTCTCTTATGTATTTCTTTAGTATAAAGATCCTCTGCTATAGGGTTATCGCTAGCACTTATCAGTGTATCTATACTCTCACTGCCGGTATCAAAAAGTTGACCTGTGAATATCTTAAAGAGGTCGTTTGTTGATCTTGTGTTTGAGTATAATTTTACTCCAAAGTTAGCAAGAACATTTTGAACTAAGTCTTTAGAAATACCTTTGTTAAGTCTATTATCTGCATTATATTTATCTGTTACTGCTTTTGAATAAATCCATAGATTATCAAAATGCTGTCCTATCATTTTAATAAATGTTGTATAAGGAGCATTATCTGGATCGTCAAGAATATAGCTAGGTACTGAGTCTGTTAATTGATTTATATTGGATAAATCGTAATTTGATGATGAATTAAACTGTTCACTATACCAAGAACCAGTTGCTGATCCTGTTGCGTTTATAAACGGTTTAATGTTATTTTGTTTTGGCCAAGCAGTTGAACCGCTTTCGTAATAAAGGTGTCTATCGTAGTGATCAAAGTTATCTATAATTTTATTTATTAAACCTTCATAATGGTCTCTACTACCGCTTATACCTCCTAAGGTGTTTGTTCCGTTTTCAATATCATCTACATTTGTTTGGTAAGTCTCTATAAGATTAAGTTTGTATTGAAAATTTTCTATTCTATCTTTAGCTGAGCTGTAATTTATGAACTCAGAGTAGTTATTATAGTCTATACTTATATTTGCACTGTTTTCTGCAAATGCTGATTTAAGTTCCCTATACGAATTTATATTGTCAAAATTAAATAATTCGTCGTATGTAAGATATTGAGAGGGTACGGTTATAGAGTCAACCTGTCCGTCTAAATTGAAATTAGGTCCTTTTAAGTAAGGTATATCTAATATGTCACTTTCTACTAATGTTTGTATCTCATATGCTACACTGTCCGATATGCTCTCCTCTATGGTAACATAATCTTTTTCTAAAATATCTTGAGGCAGTGGTTCGTATAATTTAACGACAACAGTTTTAAATCCTTTTAGATCTTGAGTTTTTATGTTTACTCCTGTCAGTAGTTTGTTGTCTCCAAAATTTAACTTAAAATCATTATAGTAGTTATTAGAAAGTAATTTAGACTGTATGTCTTCAGTAAATTTTAATATTGCGTCATCATCAATTTTATTACTGGTAAGTCTAAGTTCTGTTCTATCTGGTGAAATTTCGTTAATATATAATTGAGATGGTGCGTTAGAGTCGCTATAGAGATCGTTGAGAAAATTATATACAAGTATGATTCCTCCGTTAGTGTACTCGTACCTTATAGCATCGTCTATAGGTTCTAAAGTAATTTCAGATGTTCCATCTTTTCCACTTGATGCTCCTACCTTTATATTTGTACTGCCTACGTAGTTATTAATTGAATCTAATAGTACTTTATCAGAAGAGTATATATGTAATTCAATTTTGTGTTTCTGTAAGTTCAGTAAGTTATTTATATCGTATTGCTCTATAACACTAGAATCATCTTCAGATATTCTGTGTAGACCTATAGGGTCGACCAATAAAGTGTTATAATTAATTTGCGGCATTTTCTATAGACTCTGTTTGTACTTCGATTAATTGTTGATTAGTAAGAAGCAGTTGCTCTCTTAATAGACTTATTTCATCTAATAATGGTTGGATATCCTGCAGATCGTCTACAAACTTAGCAAGTTCTGAGCTTTTATTTACAAGGAACCTGTGTGAATTAGTATCTCCTTCTACTGGTATTTCAAAGTATAGTTTATTATAGAGCCTAAAAAGCTCTTCTATTGTGTCGTTATCAGCTACAGCTACAGGTTCTACATAAGTAGTAAAAGTAGTATCTACTGCTTTAACGAAATCATCTTTTTTATAAACTGTCTTTTTTACCGGTATATTAGCCATTTCTAATTACTTTAAAAGTAGCATCATTGTTTATTACTGTTGTTGCACCATCGAGTTCAGTTTTTATTAAAACTCTATAGTATCTTTCAGGTTGTAATCCACTCATCCAAACATCAAAGTATGGACCTGTACTATCACAAGACACTTTTGTATATTCAGTATCAAACGGTACTACCATTTCTTCTGTAAACTCATCTTTTAATCCCCAGAATGACTGTGATGGTAGAGCGTAGTTTGTTCTGTATATTGAACTCGTTGTAAATGTTCTTGTTGGAAATTTAGGTCTAGCAAGCAATCTAAATCTTTGTTTAGATATATCTGGGTATGCAGACTTATTATTGGTTAGGTTTATAACAGCATTCGATGATGATAGTACTGTTAAGCTTCCTGTTGTATAAGAGCTATCGTCCCATTTTATATCTAATGTAGGAGGGTATATTGTATTAGTATCTGCACTATAGTATTTATGTCTTATCGATGATGTAAGAGAGAATTCTATATCGTCATCAAATTTAAGTAAAAATCCATTATTAGCTATGGAGTTGGTATAGTGTAGAAGCACTCCATTAGTCACATCAATATTGAGGTCTAAATCATCATTTGTTTCAAAAGATTGTGATGTATGTAGTTTATATCCTCCTGAACCTGTATAGTAATTACCTCCACCTGGATAGGTTGCATTATAAGATCCTGTAACACCTGACGACATTGATACTGAATTGTGAGGTAGAGTCCAAGAGTTGGTATTCTCTGCTGTAGCATATCTCCAAGTACATCCTGATTTATCAAAAGGTAAGTCTCCATATTTACCTAATCCACCGTCCCAGTATTGGAATATAGGGTAAGCATGTACAGAGTGTGAAGCTGGTGTTTCGTATGCTGATGCTAATTTAATATTTAAACTTGCGCTGAAGTTTGTATTACCTATTTTGTTATTAACTACATCTGCGATTTCAGTATCTTTAAAATGTAGAAGTATACGAGCTGTTTGACCTACTTCTAGTACTGGGTAAGAACCTAACTCTATCATTTCATCGTTACCGGCATTCGCTTGAGGTACTTCTGTAAAAATATAGTTGTCTTTGTCGGGAAATAATTTATATACTGCCATTTTATAATGTTGTTATTCTACCTTTTATATCAGCATTAGGGTACTTTACTTCAAAAATACAAGGATCGTAAGAAGGGTATATCACATTATCTCTTATAGCACCTTTAACGTCATATCCGTATTGTGAGTAGTTACCTCCAACTTTATTGTTAATTTCAATCTTCTGTACTGTCTGTACACCTGGTATCTTATCTAATTCTCTATATAAGTCTGATAGATTTATAGACTGGTTTATGCTTCTTTTTTGAGTTTTTAAATAGTCTTGAAGTTTTAAGTTACATGATAGTAGTACGTCTCTACTTACGTAATTAGGTCTCATAATTATTTCATACTCTACTCCTATGTTTACTATGAACGCATCTTTTAAAGTAACACTGTCTGTTAACATTATGAAATCGCTTAAATACGTCTTAAGGTTATTTTTCATAGTATTAGAAGCAGTTGTAAGTTTACCGTTATTATCGTATGCTAATACATAGAGAGCAACAGAAAGAGGGTTACTGTCTTTAATAGATGTAGTATCTATGTTAGAGTTAACTAATTGATCTTGAGTAGCAAATGCTTTAGCTACACTACCGTACCTACTTGGAAGTGCTAATGCTCTAACTGTATAGTCCTGCAGGGTGACTGCTCTACTCTGCTCATTAAACGATCTTAAAGAGTTTTCTCTAAGTTCTTCTACTGTGTCTCCGTCTCTTCCTCCTTCGGCTGGTATAGTGTTACTTACTGTTACTGTACCTGTATTACTTCCTCCTATACTACTAATCTGTGTTACTGTGTTTGCAGGTACGTTTGCACTTACTCCTCCTCCTACTAAGTACCTTACTGTTAGGTCTGAGGTAGGAGCTACTCCATATGATTTACTAAATAAAAAATTAGAAGGGTCATAAGCATGGTAAAGTCTACTTACTCCTTGATTAGTAGCATTCCCAACAGTTGTTGCATCAGGTAGTATTACAGAGTCATCGCTTGATAATGTACCTGCTCCAAACTGTATCTGTAGGTCTCCGTTAGATAGAAATCTAGTAACAAATCTTCTTGGCACTTTTTTAAGGGCAAGTGTGAAAGGAGCTAAATTAGAATCAGAACTAGAATTACTTGAATCCTCATAGACGGTATCTTGACCTAAGAATGGTACTTCATGCCAATTTCCTTCTGTATCTGTGATGTCTAATATACCAACTATGTTAGTATCTGCTAAGGTTATAGTTTTAAATTTCTCTATGCTATTTACTGAAAATGTTTTAGATTTTATTTCAGAAGAAAAAGCTTTTACTTTTTTACTCAACTTATATTGAGACGGTCTATTACTACCGTCTAGTGACGTAATTATCACGTCTGTTGGATCAAAAGAACTTGAGTAAGTAAAGTCAATTGCTTTGTCAATCAAAAACGATGTTTGAGATATGTCTGTCGATTTAAACACAGCATTAGCATTTATATTTGCAGCTGTAGACCAGTCCGGGTTATAATTTCCATCTACTCCTACCAGTTGTTCAAGGGTTAGTTCTACTTCTGATACTCCTGTTACCTTTGGTCTATACCCCATCGAATATGCTAAATTGAATAAATTTTTAGGGTCTTTAGCGTGTGTTAAAAAAGTTTCTTGAAGTTGAGTATCTTGATAGAATGATAGAACATCTCCTACATAGGATGCCATTTCAATAAACATCATACCTGGTGAGCTTACTGAAAAATCATTATACGTGTCAGGGAAATAGTTCTTTGCATACTCTATAAGCTGACCTCTAAAATCAGAAAAGTCTTTATTTATATATTTTATATCTCTTAATTCTGCCATTATGTTTCAAAGTTTATTAAAATTTCGTCTTCTATATTACTATCAGAAATTGCATACCTTAGAAAAAAGACTATAGTATTACTATCAGGGTTAGAGGCTAATTGTATTCGAGTTGGTATGACCCTAGGAAAATAAACATTAAGATCTTCTCTTACTTGGTCTTCTAAACTATCTAAACTTTCTTCAGTTATATTATTAAACAGCTGCTTTCTTATATTTGATCCAAACCCTGGGTTTAGATACCTTTCTCCTTTGTTGGTTAAAAAGTAATTAAGTAAATTTGCTTTTAGTGCATCCTTAGTGACGTATGTAGGGTTAAATACTCCGGTACCAGAAAATGGAATGTCTATACCAACCGCTTTTCGTGGTTGTAGGTCTAACGGGTTTATTCTTTTTACGTCGAATGCCATCTTATCTTAATCTTGTCTTATCTTTTTTATTAGCAGCATCTAAAATACTTTTTGCTTTTCCTATAAAGTCTAATTGAGAGATATCTAAACCTGGTTGATTACCTGACATTCCCATATTAGAAGCCATAGATGATGCAAAATTAGGTTTCTTTACCATATCAGATGTCCCACCGTGTATTTGCTGGTATTCACCGCCGGTCATAGATGCTTGAGTCTGTTCTAACATACTCTGTATTTTATTATCTTTTGCAAACTTTATATTAGTCGTCTTAGGTTTTTGATTAGTAAGCATTTCATCTAAAGTTGCACTCTTACCTATAGACCATTTCTTTTTTTGACCTTTAGGTACCTCTTTCATACCACCACCTGGGGTGCTGGCTACTTTTACTGCTTCGTTAAGGATGTCTTGTAACTCTTCCTTGACCGCAGCTCTTACTTCTTCTCGTATGATTTTTCTTAATTGATCGAGTTTCATATATATAAATAGTTAAGTTATGGAAGTTGATTGTCTATTCTAAATTTTAATTCGTCTTTTAGTATTTTATCTGAACTGGCAAAGGAGAAAGGTCCTTTAAGCACTGTTACATCTCTAAAGTCTACTGCTATGGCTCTTCTTCTAGGAGATATAGGAGGAGATGATGGATCATTTTCTAGCTTTATAGTGTAGATAGTTCCATTAAATGATCTATAATCTTCAGCATCTCCATTTTTATCTATACCGTCAAATACTATGTCCCTATCTTCTTTGTTCATTATCGATATTGAACCAGTACCGTCATCTAATAGACCATCATTGATAGCGTTTTCTATATCCTGTTCTAGGGTAGTGTCGTGTTCTTCACCCTCTTTAAGTTTTCTTCTAAATGCATTAGCTAAAAGGTTTCTATTTGATAAGTCATTCGGGTCCAATAGTCTTGGATCAATAACTCTAGCTCTTTGATCATCTGATGCGTCTGGATTGTTAACACAGTCTTGTACTAATCTATCTAACATTTTTAATCTAGTCAAAATAGGATCAAAAATACCTGATGTATTTGTTAATATGCCTTCAATAGCTATTTTATTATCCTCTAACGTTTCAATCATTTTTCTACTAAATACTAATAAGTTAGACTGAGACTGTATTACTCCGGTTGGTACAGAGTAAATAACTCCACCTGCCGGTCCTGGGGGTATACCAATGGTAGAAGGTAGAGGCATATGAGAGAGTATCTCTACTATTACCTTACCGGCTATAATCGGTTTGTCTAAACTTTGAGGTATTGTTCTAAACCTCTGTATTTTACTTTCAAAACTATTAGCTAATAATTCTATAGCTTCTTTTTGCTTCAGTATTCTGTTAAGTTTCTCCGGTGGTGGACATTCTCTTAATAGTTCATTCAAGATAGTATTTAGTTTATTACTTGCATAAGTATATACCATTCCCTGTATCCTTCCTACTTGAGAAGCAACAAACTGACTTATATTAGTTCTAAAATCTTTTAGTAAAGCGTGTGGCATTATTCAGTAAATACTTTTCTTGATTTTAATAAAGATTTTCCTCCAGGATTAATTTGAGATTTTAAACCTTCTACTACGGCAACCAATGTATTACCCTCAGTTATTAGCTGAGGAATTGGTTTCATATCTACAGTCTTTGCTATAATCATTGCCTGTCCAACTCTCTTTAATTCATCTAAAAGCTGATTTAACCAGCCCTCTAATGAATCACCTAGTATAACTGGCTGTAATTCTTTCTTAGCTCTTCCTCCTAAATATATTTTTTCTGCGTCTAGACCTACTGATGTTTCAGCATCTATACCGGCTTGTTTAGCAGTAACACTAAATATGTTTTCAGCAGCCATATTTATATCTTCTTCTTTAGCGTTAAAAAATAGTCTACCTCCATTTATAATAACTTGAGTACCCTTGTACTGATCTGCTCTTACTGGTGCATCGACAAGTCCTTGGTATTTATTTCTAACCTGTTTAAGAGGTACATTGTGATCTGATGTTAGAAAAATAGAAGAAAAGTCTTCGTTTATATTTTCTATTATATGTTGATATCCGTTACCGACATCTTCTTGACCATTACTTATTAAGGTCAATGGTAACCCGTTATTAGAGTCATCTGTTAGTATTCCTTTATCTGACTTATATCCTGCTAACCTTATTGATTGACCTTGTCTACCTTCTATAAGTATATCTCCAGGAAACGGTTGCATAGGGTTCACTTTTTCTAACTCTTCTACACCTTCACCTAAATCAAGTGAATCTTCCCCTTTGGTAGGAGAAGCATTATGATTAGGATGGTTCCATAAACCTACAATAGACGTATAGTACTGTACGCTATTAATCCTTTTAATCTCTTCTTCGTTTATTTTTTTATCAGGGGCAGTTTGTATAAGCACCACTTCATTTAAGAGCGGGTAAACTCTTAATGTATTGTTTAAAGGAAAAGCTGCCGGTAGCTCTTTGGTATCTTCGTATCTTATATTTCTACCAACGGTTTCATACTTAATAACTCCTATAGCATTCTCTCCTCCGTACTTTTCTGCTTCTTCGTGATCTGTTGTTAAAATTATATCTTTAACTCGTACAGGTGTAAATAGTTCTTTTGCAGAAGCAATATCTACACTGTTATTAATATTTCCAAAAGTAGGGTTAATATTAGTCTTGTTCATCTTCTTTTTCTTCCTCCTCTACTTGTTCTATATTTTCCTCTAATTCATCTTGTTCTTCTAATAAGTCTTGAAGTTCAGATAAGTCAAACATTCCGTCTCCTTCTCCTTTAGATGCTGCTGTCTCTATACGTTGAATTACTGTCGCTAACTTAATCAAATGCTCGTCATTCTTTACACCTATCTCCATATACTCTTTTATCATAGGTACAATAAGAGTTGCATCTCCAATGTTCTCTATTAGAGGTTTTAATTCACCTATAAGGGCTTTTACCTGTCCTCTAGTAGTTGTTGAATTATTGTGAATTTCTGAAAAAAGATCTGATAATGTCTTTCCTTCAAATATTTCTTTATCTAAGCTCATAATATTTTCTTTATTATAAATAGACTTAGACGTTGTTCTGGGAAAGTAATCCTTGATCGTATAGTTTCTGGTAGCTTTCTTTAAAGTCTTCCTTAAGTACTGTGATAACTTTAGTAAGTTGCGGAGTTTCGCATTCTGTCATCTCTCGTATATAGATATAAAGAGCTTTTTTCTTAAAGATATCAAGATCGTGTCTTGTTCTAAATATTGTTAAAACTGCATCTGCTATTTTTATATCCGAGTCTCTTAAGAATAGTTCTTCTATTTTCATATAAACACTGTCGACCCATAGGTTCATAAACTTACTTAGGGTTTTTCCAGATGGAGAGTCCATATCCATAGTTTGTTCATAGCTTTCCTCTATATCATCAAAAGATCCTATCTGTTTTAATTTCTTATAGTTCTTATTATTGTAGTTAATCAACCATCTTTTAACTATAGTACCAAAATAAGAGTATGCTTTTGCTCCATTAGTAGGATCAAACTTCATAATCTTCTCTTCATACAGCATAGACACTATTTCATGCTTTAAGTCTTCAATTTTATCTACATCTGTGTAATAAAACTTAAAAGTATGTATAATATTTTCTGCTAGCTTGTAAAAAGGGTAGTAAATGTGTTCAGTAAATATAGAATTTCTATATTCCTGGTCTGATGATGTGTTGTATTTTACTATGTATTCTTCTGTCTCGGTTGTAAAGTAATTAGCTTTCGATTTCTTCCTTGCCATAATTTTCGGGGAGCATATATATGTCTAGCTCGTCTTGTACGTATTTCATTTGGTTAAAAAATTCACCAACTTCATCGTCACTCTGAAAGACCCCCTTTTCATCGAGATTTTGTAGGTGTTGCTTACCTTTACCTACTGCATCGGAAATGTTTTGAAGATATTTAGTCTGATCTTGGACTACATCTTCGTACTTCTCCACTTTAATCATTAGGTTTCTAAGAATATATAACATTATTCCCAAGAATCCAACTAAAACTGCAATAATTATGTTGTAAGTCGTAAAAATTTCTATCATTATAAGTTTTTTAATGTTTTTGCAAGGGCTTCTGAAGAATTTACCGTTCTACCGGTCGAAGACTTGCTTTTTTGCGTTTTAGGAGCTGAAGAACCGCCGTTTTTCTTCCACATATCGTATTCTACCTTAGAGGCAAGGAAGTCGGCAGCGTGTAATACGGAGACTATTGATGTTTTCTGTCTGGATGACTCAACATTACTAAAAAAGTAGGCTTCATTAGCTTTATCGAACACACCATCGTGTAGTCTGATGCCTAGCCACTCTTTTTGGTTAACCTCAATGCCAAACCTCTGTAATATAAACAGTGATCGGTCCGGTATGAGCATGAAATCTAAGTCTGGGTTGTAGGTATACATCTCTGATAGCTTATCTTGACGCCATTTATCAGTCTGAGGTATGTAGTTAGGCTTGTCTCCATCACCTAACTTACCTAAATCGTGGAAAAGAGCGGCAAAAACAAGCTCTTCTTCGGTGTAATCTATTGTTCCACCCATTTCTTGATATAACCTGGACTGTTTTACCGCATATTCCACTACCCTATTGACATGATCAACGTAACCACCTGCGAATGCATTGTGATACCAAGATCTACCACTAGCTGGAGCCATTACATAAGTCTCTTCTAGATGTTTTAACATGCCTAGAACCTTTTCCTTACGGTCTCCAATGTAAGTTTCAACTATCTTAAGATGTTTTTCGTAATTTTTCGATATATCTTCTGCTGATAATGCCATATTAGATTAATTGTATTTATTATTATATATATTTATATATTATTATTATTAACTATTATCATATACCTTATATATTTTATAATATAAATTAAGATAATGATTTTTTTTCAAAGAATCAACTATTTTACAATAAATTTTTCGGAAAA